AAGGTTAACTTGGAAAGGCTCTACCTCAAGAACACGGTCAGTCAGGGTCAGCGTAGACGTAGCGTCAAAGTCGCAAGTAGCGTCACGAACGATAGAGTCGGTGTTGACTTTCTGAAGGGTGGTGCGGTAGTTTACGTTGGGAAGAATCTCAATGAGTCCCTTGTCCAGCGTGTCTGCGCTCAAAAGAGCAGCAGAGATGTACTTGCTGGCAAATTGTCCAGCGTACGAAGTAGTGATTGAAGTTGTAGTAGGCATCTTCGGTTTTTATTATTTGTTAAGACGTGCAAGGACTCGGTCAATCGCCTTTGAGGGGCGGTTAAATTCTACCTTGTTGACTTGCTTTTTTTCGGGGTTGTGTTTGATGGGCTTCGCAGCAGGTGCAGCAGAAAGCTCGGCTTTAACCGCAGCCATCTCCTCCTTCTTGGCGTAGCCGCCCATCTCCTCACGCATTGCTTTCATCTCCTCACGCATCATTGCAATCTCCTCAAGGACTTTCTCCACGATGGCTGCAACGGCAGGAGCTTCTTCTTTTACTTCGACCTCTGCGAGTTCGGTTTCGGTAGACTCTTCGGCTGATGCTTCAACCTCAATCTCTACCTTCTCCTCTACTTCTTCAGCCTTCTCTTTAATTTCAGCGATAACGCCTTCTTCGGTGATGACCAATACACGGCCATCAGCAAGAAGATGCTCACCAACAGGAGCAGGAACACGGTCTTCGCCACTAACGACAAATACCTCGTTTCCTGCTTCAAATACTTCAGCCTCAAGAACGGCTCCGTTCTCAAGGGTCATTTGCTCAAACTTAACCTCACGGATGGAGCTAAGTTCAGCAAGGATGCGGTTAAGGATATTATTTGCTTTCATATCTAACTAAATAAAAGATGGTTGGTTGTTTGTTACATTTTATGGATTGATGATTACATCACCCTGACCTACTAAAGAGCCTATCCCTTGAGCAGGAAGTGACCCATCGCAGCATTTACGTGAGTAGGTGTTATCCTTGCAGAGACATCCTCTGTTGCCGCCTCTTGGTGAGGCTACGGGTAGCTTTTGTGGTCGTATCATAGTTTGCCCAGTTCTTTAAGTTTAGATTCAGACCAACGCTTTGCAGCAAGTCCACCCCATAGCAGGTAGCTGATAGTGCCGCAAGCGGTAGTGTCGTTCTCATCGTAGTATTCTTCGGCTCTTGATAAGTACGAGTACATCCGAGTGATTGTTTCTACGCTCACGGGCTTGCCTTGCGCCAACTGCTGCGCTCTTACTTTACCAACAGGTGTAGCACATTTGTTGCCGTTCTTCTCATTCAGCACAATCCCACGCTTGGCGTTGTTGCGTACCGCTTGGGGATAGTCAGAGTAGGATTCCAATTCCATACGCTTTCCGCCTTTCTTGCGACCATCCTTTTTGATGATGGCTACAATCTGCGACAATAGCAGAGCCGCCTCTTGCTCCTCAAGACGCTCCATCTCTTGCTTGGCAAAGTTCATCTTGTCCACGAAGTAGCCCTCAATGGAGAAGCCCTTGACCTTGCCTGTCTTTACGAAGCCATCCCATATCTCTGGGTTATTGACCTTCATAGAAACCATCCACGTACCAACAGGCAACTCAAAGCCGTACTTCTTGCTCTTGTCGTGAACTTCATCCTCAATAATCCAAGACTCTACAACCGTGAGGCCGTTGATGCCCACCTCGTGTTCAAGTGTAGCGTTGTTTTGCTTGGCCTTCTGGAAGAACATCTCACTCGCTTTGCGGATAGTGTCTTGGCTGAAGTACACATAAAATTCATTCTCGCCATCCACTCGGTAGATGGGTTTGTTGGGAACGAGTGCTGCTCCCATTAGGATGCGCTTCTCGTTATCCTGTGCAGCGAACTCCACACGCTCTGACTTGAGCGCAATAAAGTCCTCCTCAATGGCTGGATGTTCCACAAGGCTGATGGCATCAATCCCCGTGAGTGCCATCGTTTCATCTAAAATAAGTTCTATCAGTTTCATTATCCGAATGTTGCGGTTCTTACTCGTCTGCGGTCAAGCTCTGTTCCTGAAATAACCTCGCCACTAACCACATAAGCCTTTATGGGCTTTTGGAATTGTGAGGCAAGGCTTTCTACCAAGATATTCCCACCGCTGCTTGATACGATGTTAAAGTTCGCAGGTCGTGATGCTGCGCTAAAGTCTGATTGCTGAGGAGTTTCAGAATCTGCTTTAAATCTTGTTTTTGCTATTGTTGCAATCTGAGCAGTACCTGACGCAGCAATGATTGCTGACTTTGCAAAGGCAACTCCTGATGCAACATCAACAGGGTTAGAATATGCGCTAACAATACCCGATGCAGTATTTACAATTGCATTAGCAAGTTGTAAGGCTTTGTTTGTTTTAAATGCTTGTTCAGCATCCTTCTCCTCGTTTGTGGCAAGTGCATAGTACAAATCCGAAAATGCAACAAATGCCTGTTGAGCGAGGTCTAACGACTGAAGGAATGCTTCAAGTTCTAATTGATTTGATTCTTCGGTATTGCCTTTCTTGAAATCAATATATGCATTATCTAAATCCTGTCTTTGAGATAGCAACTGCTTGTATAGTGCAGTTTCCGTTTTGCCTTGTCGCTCAAGTTCTGAAATCTGCAAATCAATAGCCTTTCTTCGTAGCTTATAGGCATCCTCATAGTATTTGGCCTCAATTTTAAGACGCTCACGAGCAGACAATCTTGTGGCTACATCAACATCGTAAAGGACTGTTTCAGCGTTAGATTTAAAATTATCAAACAACTGACCTGTGCGCTCAAGGCTTACGGCATCAAGTTCCGTTTGTTGATTTGTAATATCAAGACGCTCTTGCTGAAGACCTAATATGTTTGCTTGATATTCCGACTGCTGACCTAAAACTCGCTCTTGAATATCCAACAACTCTATTGACTTGGATTGATATGCAAGTTCATTTTCTTGAGTTGGTTGGAGTTTTCTCTTTAGGTCTAAATAATCTAATTGTATTTTAACTTGCTTTTCTTCGTCAACTATTTGCTGCTTTAGGATGGAGTTCAAGCGATTGTTGGCCTTTTCTCGCTCAGTAAGGTTTTTATTTATGTCATCACGCTTTTGACGCTCAATCTCTGCATTCTTCTGACCCGCTAATTGAATACGCTGACGTTCTACCTCTGCGGCATTTGCTGCTTTCTCAAGTTCAGTTAGTTTTTCTGATTCGGTATTTACATCGGCAATTGCTTTGATTAATCCCTTGAATGAAGTAATATCTCCGCTTAATGCCTTAAACACCACTCCAATCAACCCTGTTACTCGGTTGAGTGAGGTATTTAAAAAATCAACTGCCTGCTGACTTGATAAGAACGCATCACCAATCTTGTCAATAGCAAGCGCACCAATGGCGAGTGTTTTTAATGAACCCGCAAGATTCTTGATTTTGCCTTCCGATTTAGATACTTCTTTTGTGGCCTTGTCAGCACTTTTGGCGGCCTTTGAGAATGCTTTGGATGAATCGTCACCAAACTCATTGACCGCTGACGTTAAATCATCAACTTCTTTGTTGGCCTTTTCAACCTCCTGAACAAAGTCAGAACTATCGCCTTCAATTTTTACCGTTTCTACTACTGACATTATCTGCGAATCTTTAGGAACTCATCCCACGTCTTAGGAATTGCGTACTTGCCTTTGGCGATGTCAATCGCCTCTGACTGCTTGCGCCACTCGTCTAACTGCAAGAGTTCAATTAAATAACCTAAATAACTTGGCTTCATACTACGTTAAGGAGTTCAAATGTTGCTTTGCCTGTCGTAAGATTGACCTGTGCGCTGTTCACTATGTACTTGTTGTTGTTCCAGATTATCGCATCATTCAAGTCCAAGTTGATTAGCGCACCTAATGGAAGCACCGCATCCACTTGCAAAATCCTACGCTTTGAATTGTATAGGTCGGTGATGTAGTCAAGCCAATACTCATTGTATAGGTTCTTGCTTACGCTTTGCAAATGGTATGGGTCAATGTCTGCTCCAAAGCAGATGGTGTGTGATGCTCCTGCGCTTGTTGGTAGATTAGACGTATTGGCGTACCAGCAAGTAGTAACCTCACGGCTTGTCACATTGTCTGAGTTTACAAAAGCGACTGAATTGGAGCTAATATCATAATCTCCAAACGCACCATAAAAAACAACAGGTGCGCCTAAGTACATATTAAACGTACCATCTTCATTTGCATTTTGCGTGATGCTTTTGTAGACGAGTACGTTTGTGACCGTGTTTGTATGCTCGTCAGTTAGGCGCTCAAACAAAGGACATTCAAAAGGTGTCTCTACAATAAACTCCTCACCATCAAAAGTCAAGAATGCACGTAGGTCGCCATAGCCCGTGTTGTTGGTCTGCCGATAGACATATCCTAATATCTGCTCTGTGTCTTGGTACTTAAACTCAATCTCTCGGTATAGCGTTGGTCGGTTTACCGCATACTCCGTGATGTCAAAATAGGTCTGGTAGTCTTTGTCGCTTCCTGCTGCGTACCAATCATCCAACGGCTGAAGCAAGAAACTTGTACCACTTGGTACGATGACCATATTGTACATCTTCAAGATACCAGCAAGGAAGTCCTTTACCTTAATCTCAGGCATCAGGTCGGTAACAACCACTGTGAAGGTGTACACCGCAGCAAGCGTTTGGTCTACCGAGAATGATACTGCGCTTGTTGATGCGTCAACGCCCGAATAGTCGGTACATTGATAGTTCATCTGCGCTGCTACCTGCGGCCTGATGAACAACTGAATCTCATCCCCAGCAACATAGTTAAGAGCAGCCATCGTGCTTGTCACCGATGTGGAAGGATGTGCGTCAACTAAAATAGAATAGTCAAACACACCATTTCGGAACACGCCAAGCTCATAGGGTTGGTCTACGTTGTTCATCGTGATGTCAAGGTCATACGCCTTGCTATCTACAACTGTCCACGTTTCGGTGGTTAGATTGAATTGGCTACCGCTACCTGTATTTCGGTTGAAGTTAATCAGCCTCCATTCAATGTCGTTACCACTTGAGAACATATACCCCTCAAAGCGGTGAAGCCATAGCGATAAGTCTACAAATGGATTAGCAGATAAGAACGAGCCTGTGAAGGTGATTCCGTATTTTACTTCTATTGCGTTAAGAATAGCCGTTACTTTGAGCGCAGGCTTAAGCTCGTAGTAATGGCATCCGTGCATTTCATTGACCCCCTTGTAGTGCAGGTTGGGGTCAAACTTGTCACCGCTATCTGAATCGTAGTACCAATTCTTTACAGGACTCATCAACGGATAGAACAACGGAGCATACGTATCTTCAGTGAGCCTTTCAAATACCGCATTGTCAGTATATGCGTGGTTGTACTCGCTGAAATCAAGGTCATACAGATAGTCATCGCCAAACAAATCAGATAGATTTACCAACCCCCCATAGAAGGTAATTGTATATGCGTATGGTTGCGTGCCTTTCAACTGAACGCCCTCAAGTTCAACAACACCACTACGGAATGGGATAGAGTTGATTTCTATTTGTGCGTCTTGCCGTAACCGCCCATCAAAAGAGGTTTGGTATGTGGTGCTTGAATAAGAGCCACCCAAGTCATCTAACTTATCAGCACAACAAGAGCCAGCCTCTACAACCCCACCATCTTTCAGTACTCGGAACTTGTACTGCAAAAACAAAGACTCGCCATTTAAGAGCGTATTCTTTGTCAAGGTAGACGAGTCTATGTCTGTGCGATAATAGTGGCTGAAAATGGCGTTATTCCAAGCCGTAGCAGGTACGGTGAAGCTCTGCGTGAAATCCGTGAACACCTTGCTGATGTCTTGGATATTCTGCACCGATAGATTGATGCTGATTTCCTCGTCATCAAACAGGTCAAGCCGAAAGTCGTTGATGTAGATGTCTACCTTGTTCATCGGATTAGGCTGCGTTGGTCAAAGGCCAAGTTGAATGTCATCGTGTAGTTGATGAGCTTTTGGTTGACGTGCTTTTGGTATTCAATCGTTCCACGCTCTGGAACAACGGCATACCAAGTGCCATTGATTAGGATGGTCACATTCTCACTCATCAAGATGTCTTCAATCACATCGTTATGGTCTTCCCCTACGAAACCTGTATTAAGTGTGTAGGAGTTGCGTGAGTTTACGTTGAACGAGGTGTATTTGCCTATGCTTGCAGTTGGGCTTGTGAAGGCATCGTTGTAGATACTCTTTTCATACGAATCTTGCACGAACGCACCACGCTCATCGCTTCGCTTGAAGAATGTCAAGTAGTCCAACACACCATAGCGGTTGATGAATGATACCTGATATGGAGTGTATCTTGGCTCGCACGTCAAGATAAACCTTTGGCTGAACAAAAGCGTAGATGAAGAATTGTAAACCTCTACATCGTAGTAGTCACCCGTATCGTGTGTTGATGGCTTGATGCTATTGTCAAGGTACGGATTGTTCTGAAGGTTCTGAGGGTAAACTGCTGCGTAGATTACCGAAGTATTAGTGCTTGTGCCTGCCGCTGGAATGGTAGAAGTTGAGGTAGCATAATAGAAGAAATCCTCATCACCATTGTTCCAACTGATTTTGATGTAGTCAATAGCTTGAAGATTATTCAAGGCGAGTAGACCATACTGACTTGCTAATACATATCGGTCACGACTTACTGACAAACTTGCGCTTGTGATAGCCGTGCTTGCAAGACTGCTATTCCATCCATCAGCAGCCAAGAACGAATAGGTGTTTGAGTTTGACCATACCGCAGTTGAGGGTGCTGCTCCGTTATCAGAGTACGTCCAATCACCTCGTGGTGTTACCCATAGAATTTCGCCTGTTGGTGAGTTGACATATCCAGACGCATCATAGATGGTGAAGTCGTGGGTGAACTGGTCACGAACAAGGTCGCTGATTTCAAAATTGATTACCTCGTCAACCGAGTAATCCTTACTCAACGAGTAGTCGGTAGTCGTTGGCAATGATGGTGAACCAATCAACAACGAAAGCGTCATTGAGTCCAATGAATCGTTTGCAAGGGTGTTGTTCTTTCCCGTGATAAAGATTGGGCTGCGAGCCATCATTAGGCTTGATGGATAGCCGAGCGTTGGTGTACTCATTGGAAGTCTGTTGGGTCTATTTTAAAAGCATTAAGCAAATCAGGCGGCAAGCGATTAAATGCTATCCCGAATGGTGTGCTGAAGAATTTGGTTGCAGGAATACCTTGTCTATATACGGATTCTCTAACCGCAAATGGATTCAGTCCTTTGCTTTGCGCCCATTGTTTAAACGCAGATACAGGTGGCTTTTTGTTTTTGAATTGAAATGGACTATTTGGGGCTTTTTGCTTCCAAATCTTTCCCTTGTTGTTTTTCCTATTAAATGAACTCGTAGACTTTCTTGTGCCTCCTGCTCCTTTGACACCTTTGTCTTGATATTCACCATAGTCCTCCATTGAGAAAACCAATTCAAACTTGTTTCCTGTAAAGTAGATATTGTATTTAATAGAACTATATAGCTCCTTGCTGAAGTTGTGTTTTCCTTTGGTGAGGTTGCTTCTCGCCTGTTGGACTACATACTTGCCGAACTTAATAAGCACCGCAGAAATCAACTCCTCTCGTGCCATTTAGCAAACGCTGATTTCAGTGTTAGCAAGCAACACATCAAACGTAGCAGTCCATCCTGCAAGCAGGTTCTCATAACGCTCGCTGAAAGGCGTAGCCGTTGCAGTACCATCCAACTGATAAAGGTCGGTGTACAACGTACCTCTGCGTAGTTCCGTGATGACATCGTTGATTACCGCAAGCTGGGTGTTCAGAATGTCCTGCTCGTTGCTCGTTCCATAGAACGGCTCTGCCTGCGCTCGTGGGTTCTCTTTGGTTTCATCTACCAAGTCCATACATACGAGGCTTACGTTCATCCGAACGATTTGGCCTTCAAATGTTGCTTGGTTGACAATGATATGGCTAAGCGGAAAGATGGTCTGCTTGTTCAGGTCAATGTCAAAGATGTCACCTGTGGTGACCACGTTCACTTGGCTATGCGCTTCAAGGGTGTCCTTGAGCTTGGTCGTGATGTCGTAAAACTGCCTCATTTTTTTAGTTTTTCTAATTGCTTTCGCTCAAGGTCATTTCGCTCTTTGTCAAACGTGAGAAGGGTGAGGCATTGGTGAACACCAATTCTTCCCACTTCGTCAAACCTTGTGACATCTCCTTTAGCAAGATGGTAGAATGAAGAATACCATCCCCACTTCCTTCCGAACTGTGCTTCCCCTGAGTATTCGTTTTCTGCTTCTCCAAATAGTTCATTGTAGCGATTAGTAAGTCGCTTCCTAAACGATAAAAAAAAAGTGTTGCGCCTAATACAACATCCATAGGAGCTTGCTTCATTAGGTCGCTATACTTCTCTGCCGATTCGTATGGCTCAATGCTGTATCGCTTGCCTGCTCGCTCTGTGATCGGTCGGTACAGGATTGCCATCGTGCTATGTAGTTGTTGTTGGTCGGACATATAATTGTCCAAGTCAACATACTCTCCAAAGGTGATGTCCTCAAGATTTGGTATGAATCCAAACGTAAGGCCACCAATGGTGAACTCTTGTTTGAGTGATGGCTTGGTAGCAAACATACTATTCAGGCGATGCACGATGTTGCTTAGGCTCTTAAACTTTACATTCGGCAGCTTGCTCAATGGCACATTGCAGAATATCTCCAACATCTTATGCGTGAGAAACTCCTCATCGCCATCCAACCGCACAAAGCGCTGGTACTGCTCAAGGGTAATCTCAGAGAGGTCGGTTGGTACTACTACTCTTAGTTCCATCAATAAAATAACCTTTAGAATTTAACGTATGGCATACCTGCCGTAGTTCGGCTTGGATAGCTTGTTGTATGTTGCGTAGCGCATTGCATCAATGGCGTGGTTGAATGCATCTATGGGCTTGTTTAAGAGGTTACCGTTCTTGTCCTCTACCCATTTGTAGTTCTGCATCTCTTTGATTAGGTTGTTGCTTCGTGGGGTAACGAATAGCTTGTGTCGCTTCAGTACGTCAATACCAACTATAACGCTATCTGCTCCCTTCTGCGTGGGTTTTACGTTCCATCCCATACGATGTAGCTCCTCAATAGATTTGGGTTCAGCAGAGTCCGCAAATACCTCCGTGCGCCTGTCAATGTTTAGGTCTTTTAGCCTGTTGCTGATATCAGGGTTGGTGAGGCCTGTTTGGTAGATAAGTTCATCGGCATACAGGTTGTCACCCGATTTATACACCGCAACAAGCGAACTCGGGTCGTTCGTGTAACCGAAGTCAAGTCCGTATGCGAGCAGGGTCGCATCAGCAGGTATCTCATTCATCCCGAATTGGAAGATAGTAGCACGGCTCATACCACGCTCACCCAAGCCGTAGATACGCCAATAGTCATCATCCGTTTCCTTCAGGCGTTCAATCTCTGCCTTTACTGCTGAATCAAGGAACGGGTTATCAAGGTAGGTGGTCTGATAGAAGTCGCAGTCATCACGGGTAACCACCTTATCATATATCCAATGGAACGCATCCGATGGGTTGTAGTCAAGGATTGCCCTACCTTCGGTACGCAGGATAAGTTGCTGCCAATCCTCATACGTTAGCTCGTTAGCCTCGTTAATGTACAACAGGTCACGCTTGCGGCCTCGTATCTTTTGCGGTTGGTCAAGGCTGATGAACTCTACGAGGTTGCCGTTGAGGTAGTATTCGTGGTTTGACTTGTTGTGGTACTCCTCACGGTACAGGTCGTGGCTACGCAGGATATCAAAGAAGTCACGCATCACCGAAGCACGAAGCGATGGGAATGTCTTACGGCAGATGGTGATGGTCTTGTCCGTATGTTGGTCGGTATAATAGAAAATCACCCAAAGCAGGATGTTGTATGTCTTCCCACTCCGAGTACCGCCCTGCTCAACGACTATCTTCTTGTCGCTGCGCTTTAGGTGGTTGAATACCTTATTGGTCTGAATCTTCCCCAAGCACCTCTATTTGGAACATCTTGCCTGATGCCACCTCTACCTCTTGGCGTTCTATGTACCCACGCTTCTTGCCCTTTGTTTTGAGGAAGAAGATGGTGGCGGTTGAGTTTCCTTCCTTTATCTGCTTGTGCAGTTGGCTTTCTGCGAAGTCAAGGGCAACGTCTGATAGCCCTTCAACTGCTGCCCGATATTCTGCGTCCTCCTGCATCCAAAGGTAGTGAGTGGTACGTCCTATGCCTACGGCCTTGCAAGCGGCTGTAACAACGCCTAATGACTTCTCAAGGGCATCAAGCATCGCTCTTTTATGTTGTTCAGTTTTGTCCATACGGCTTGCCGTTTATTTTGATTTCAAGTGATGGGTCAAGTTTCTGCATTCGGTCTACAATCACTTGGCAGTACTTCGGGTCAAGTTCCATACCATAGCACTTGCGGTTGAGTTGGTGTGCTGCTACCATTGTGGTTCCCGTTCCAATGAATTGGTCTAAAACAATATCACCTTGATTTGTGAATTGCATTGCCCATTCAGGTAGGTCTATTGGGAATGTTGCTGCGTGGACTGATGAAAATTCATTGTTTCGTTGAGGTTTTCCACGATATATGTTTGGGACATTTCCTCTAAACTTTGCATTTGGTATTGCCCGTGATGCATTTTCTTTTGATGAAATAAAGAACATATACTCCCAAGCAGAGTTCATAACACTTTCCGCCATTTGAGGCGCACCGTGACCTTTATCCCATATTGCAACATCAATAAAATTGTTTCGGTATTCGTACAGGTATTCTATAAGCGCAATCTTATTACCTGCCAAACTTTGAATGTTGCAGATTAGATATTCTGAATTTAAGATGGCGTTATTTGTGAATCCAATCAAAAGGTCAAGATATTCTGATTTGCTTTGATTGTCATTGTACTCGTTGTATTTGTTGTCGCCCGTATGAGTGTTGCCACTTAAAGCCTCGCTTTTTCCTGCATTGTATGGTGGACTTGTGAAAGCCATCGCTGCACGATTTCCGTTCATCAATTTTGCAATCGCATCTGAATCCGTAGAGTCCCCACATAGCAGTCGGTGTTGGCCTATCTCTATCAGGTCACCTAATACGATGTCCGTTTGTATTTCGCTTGGTGCTTCGTAGTCATCCTCCTCCGCTTCAAGTACAGGCGTATTGTCAAACGGAAGCTCAAGACCCCAATCCTCTAACGCTTCTACATCCCATTGGTTGGCGAGTAAGTCCCAATCCCATTCTCCGAAGCCTACGTTGTCTTTGATGATGAACTCCGCCTGTTGCTGCTCGGTCAGGTTATCCGCTACGATGATAGGCACTTCTTTGAGTCCTGCTGCAATGCAAGCCTTCAGGCGCATATTGCCCCCAAGCACCACCATATTGCTATCTACTACGATTGGGCGTAGCTCAAGCATTTCAGGGAACTCTTGGATGGACTTCGTTAGCTTCTTGAACTTGTCATCCTTGATGATTCGTGGGTTGGTCGGATTAGGAATAACCTGCGAGATGGGTACTCGTTTCATAATTAAATAACTCTTTTAGAAAGGTGGTGGTTGTGGACTGCCTTCAGCATCTCCTTGTGTTGAGTCTTGTCACCGAATGCGTTGTGGCATTTGCGGCATAGCCCCATCAGGTTTTCTATGGTGTCCGCCTGTTTGCTCCCTCCCATACCACGTGCTTCAATGTGATGGATGTCTACGGCCTGCGCTTGGCATACTTCACAACAAATGAAGTCGGTTACATCGTAACCCATTCCATCAAGATAAACTTTTGTATGTTTTTTCAATTGCCTTGTAGTTTTTATAGAATCCTTGCTTTTTGATTTTAGCAGCAACGCAAGAATAGCATTCGTTGAGGTGCTTTGCTAAATCTTTAGCGGTTGCAAATGTTTCAAGACCATCATCGCTGACAATCGTATATGTCATCCTTCCGAGCTTACCATTGTGCATAGCGTGAATTGAGTTCTCTGATGCGGTTACCCATTCAAGGTTTGATGCCCTGTTATCTCGCTTGTCTAAATTCTTGTGGTTTACGAATGGCTTGTTGCTCGGATTAGGTATAAACAATTCAGCAACGAGGCGATGTACCCTTTTGCGAAATGACGTGGTTGGGTTTACTGAAATGTACCCATCCTTTGTTTTTTGCAGCTTGAGCATTTTGTATTTCTCGCATCTTGGGTCTTTATTGACTCTGCGTACATTACCCATATTGCTGCACTCGTATTTGCCATCAAGTTCAGGTATGGCTTTCCAAATCTCCTCCATACCTAAATAACTACATATTATTACATTTGTTCCAATATGTATCGGTGGTATCGTAGCCCATTCCTTTGAGGTAGACTTTGGTGTGGTTCTTCATTTCTTGTAGAGCCAGCAATCATCAATGAACGTGGCGTGTGGGAGTAGCTCGTCTACTGCTTGGATTACTCCCTTCCAATTTTCGTGGTAGTCATCTCCTGCTATGTAGCCTCCCTTCTTTACTTTGGGTAGCCATAGTTGGATGTCCTCCTTTACCGCTTCATACGTGTGGGTTAGGTCTATGAATACCACATCCAGTGATTCGTTCTTGAATTTCTTGGATGCTGCTTTGGATGTTGCTCTGATGGCCTTGTATTTGCGCTCTCCCATATTCTCAACGAACAGGTCGTAGATGTCTACCTCCGTTGCGAGCTTGTGGGTGGTGGTGAGTTCGTTTGGTGAGCCTTTCCACGTGTCAACGATTGTGATATCTATTCCGTGAGCGTTATCACATAAATAGGCAGATGACTTACCGAGCCACGCACCGAGTTCTACGAATGAGCCTCCTTCAGGGACTTGCTTTATCAGGAAGTCGTATGCTGCTTGGTGGTTGAACCAACCTTCAATTTGTTTGTAGTTTTTCATCGTAAAGCGTTATAGTAGCAAAGGTAAGCATCTACGCAGATGAGCGTTCCTCGTTTGGATGCTGCTTCAGCGAATAGCCCATCAGCTTCGTATGCCATCTGAAAACGTAGTTTTGGAAGATGGTATGGTTTGAACATATAACAAGCGGTGTCTATGTTACCGACTCTTGGTTGTTCGGTAGGGCGTAGCCTACCTTCCTGTCCCCACGTCACGATAGAGCAGTCAAGGTCGTGAATGGTTGACCATTGCTCGTTAAACTTCGGGTGCAGGATATTATCGTCATCAAGAAAGTACACCCAATCGTCTTGCGTGAATTGGTCTTGGTAGAGGTCAAGGAACTCGTTGCGTAGAGGGTTGCCCATATTCCCTGTCTTTTTTGAATAGTGGGTTACGTTTGCGCCTGTTGCTTCCTTGAAGTCGGTAGAGGCATCCATCATCACTACCCACGTAGCCCATTCAGGGATGTGCTGCTTGATGTACTTGAGGTTTTGTGGGCGTGAGCAAGGGGTTACAATGTAAAGCATCGTAGTTCGTTTATTTTGTCCATTGTGTAGTCTTGCACGTATTCGTATAACGAATCTGCAAGGTCTTGGACTTGGTTGGGGTTTTCGTTTAGCCTCTTGATTGCTCCTGCCCATTCACTTGGGTGGTTGATAGCAATGCAGTTGTCTTTGGTGATATATGGTGTGTATGGATGCGTGTTGCTCACTATTAGAGCGCACTTGCTGAAGCCCGCCTCAAGCATCTTTAGATGCGATTTACACTTGGCGAACTCACTTCCTGTTAACGGAACAAGGCTAACGTCAAAGAAGTCGTACAGGCGATGATAGTGCGTTGGGAGCATCGTTGGTAGCTTGTATGCTGCCTTCATCATATCGGGATAGCCATCTACCTCCGCCACGTAGGATTCGTAGCCTGATAGGTCAATGGTGCTATCTCGGATGTCTGCTTGGTGGTGGTTGCCTCCGATGTAGCCGAAGCGAACCTTCTCTGATGGCTCTCGGTTTATCTGCCACGTTGGTACGCTGATAGCGTTGGGGATGATTCGGATGTTGGTGTTGTACTTCTTCACCTTTGAGGCAAGGTGCTTGTTGGTTACCCATACCTCATCTGCTGCTTTCATAGACCGTATGATGCGGTCTTTCATCTGCCGACCATAGAATCCATTGAGGGGATGGTTAGGCGGTAGCACCCACCAGTCATCATTGTCTACGATTAGCTTGATTCCTTCCTTACGGCAGAGCTTCACAAAGTCATCAAATGGCTCAACAGGGAATGCACGACTTGCAAAGATGTGCGTGACCTTTGCCCACATATCTGGTTCAACATCCGTGATCTTCTCAATGAACATTACATCTGCCTCTTGGTGGCAGATCAGAGGAGCGAATACTCGGTGGTAGGTTACTCCAGAATTAGGCTTATGAAAGGCCACTACAAATGGCCTACTCATAGTGTTCTCCCGTGTTTCCGTTCTGCCCGATGATGTCCATACGTTTATTCATTTCTTCCTCGTTACGCTCCCACTCACGTTTAGCGTAGCGTTCAAGATACTGCACCCACATCTTCGCAGCTACGGCTCTGCGTTGGGGTTTGAACGGATAGGTGCTGCGTAGCCTCGCCATTGCGATACGCATAAATTGCTCTCTCATAGGGTTAGTTCGTTTTCGTTTAGGATGCGGTGAAGGGTGGTGCGAATCTTCTCGTAGGTTTCGTGTTCCATATCAGGCATTGAATCAGGAGCGTACTTGGTCAAGGCTCGCAGTTCGTTATCCATTACCCACATAGCGTATTTCCATTTAGCACCATTGACTGCATCTTGGAACTCCTCTTGCTCATCGGGTAGGTTGTATACGAGTGTTGCTTTCATTTCTTGTACTCGTTATCAAAAGCATCTGCAATCTGACGGGTGGTCAAATCTCCATACTTAAAAGCAAAGTCAACCATCTGCTCCTTCTCTTTGTCAAGGTAATCTTGCTCAATAGCACTTTTGACAAAGTCTAATGCTTCTCTAAAATCTACGTTTATAGAAGATTCTCTTTCTGATATTACTTCTTCAAGCAACTCTTGCATTGCTGTTTTCATTTCTTGTTGGTGTTAAAGGTTTCGTTGTAGTATTGTTCTGACGCTTCTTTAATAATATCTCCAAGTTTTGGACTTGCTTCAATATAGGTATTAAGAATCTGATGCATCTCCATCTCTTTGGCGGGGTAGAAAAGGTTGTGCTTCATTATCAGAAACTCAATTTTTGAAATTTCTTTATTCTCATATTTATCAAATAAAGCATTGATTTCATTTTCATACCACTCTACTGCTGTCTGTTTCATTTCTCGTTGGTGTTAGTCATTAAAAAAGTTTGAAATCAATACAATTAACCATATAGGCGAACTGCAAATTAGTCCCAAAGCAATGCTATCAGCCAAAGGTTTGGTGATATATGAGTAGGCAAAAAAGGATAACGCAATACCAATAGCAAGCGGTAGCCCTGCGTGATTCTTCAATCGTGAAAAGTAGTTTTTCATTTCTCGTTGGTGTTAAAGGTTTCGTTGTAGTAGGTTTCGCCCATCCATTGCACAAGACCTTCTTCATTGTAATCCCAACCTTGTTTAACTGCATTCTCAATCTCGTCCTTGTGCATTGCTTTGGCTTGTAGCAAAATTGCTCCAATGACAAGTTGATTACCACTTGGGATTAGTTTTTCCAATGAGGTAACTGCAAATTCAATACTGCTCTGTTTCATTTCTCTAAAATTTAATTGGTTTTGTTTGCCATCATTTAACCGCATCAGGCTTCTCGGTTTTTTAAAGCTCCCCGAAGATGGTGTATGAGTCCAAGTCCTCACCCAAGATGAAGAACTGCTTGTACAATTCTATTGCCTCAAGCGTTTTGCGTTCGCCCTCTGCTACAAATTCAGGAGTGATGGAGTAGATACCCACATCTAAACTTGCCTTGTCGATAGCGATGAAGTAGAACTTGTCAATCGGCACACCAAACAATCGGGTGTAGATGAACGCCTGTACATCGTAGCCGTACTTCTTTGCCGAGTAAGGGAACGCCCGTAGGTCGGTTGTTGTTTTCAAGTCAGCCAAGAAGCCATCAGCGATGATGTCTGCCTTTGCTCGGAACGGGATGCCCTCTATCAATCCGATTGCAGGTTGCTCAAACTCGCAGCCTTGAATCATTGACAGGAAGTATTCGTTGCGCAGTAGGGCATCAGCGATGCGCTGCGCTTCATCCATCTCCTTACGGGTGCAGATATTGCGTTGGCCTTTTGCTTCTTGCCACGCCTTTGCGTTCTTGCTCTGGACTTCAATCACGTTGTACTCCTCCACACGATGCGGCTCAAGAGCCATCAGGTGAACGAGCCTACCTACCGAGAAGGCATCGGAATCCTCGCTGCCGTACTTGGTAACGTAGTGGTAGGTCTTTGGTGAGGTTAATAATAATTTACAAGCTGAAGATGACAGAGCATTCTTTGAAAGGTTGCCGTAGTAGAAGTCATCATCGTGCATACGGCTCTTTAGGGTTTCTAAATCCCAAGTGCTGCCATCAAGTAGTTCTATAATTTTCATTTGATTGGTTTTGTTAAAGATACTAAATTATTCTTAATTGTATTGTTGGTTCGTACGAAGCATCATATTTTTTGTTTTCTCCCTTTGGATATTGTTTAGATTCAAATCTTGCTTCTTTCATAATATGCTGCTTTTGCTTTTTAGAAGCACACAAGTACACATACCGATGCTTAGGTTGACGTTCCTCTTGATACAACAGGTCACCATATTTCTCCTTGAGCTTGGCAATCCTGTCCTTTTGAAATGCAAACTCATCCATAAGGGTTCTGCTATGTATGTGTTCCATCCCACGAATCTTCCAATCAAGTTGAGTATGACTCAATCCTGTGTAGGTAAAATTGCAGGCTTGATAGATATACCCCGTATGTCCGAATGCTTTGTCAGCGTAGCTCACAACGATTGTAGGCTTTGGCAGTTGCTTTAAAGATTGAGAAACAAAAAACGATTGAGCATTCTTTTGAAGATTGTCATTGGTGATTAGCCTGTTGAGTTCGTACACAATATCCATATACTTATCACCGAATAATGATTTCTTCATTGTAAGTGGTACGGCATTCCCAAAGGTGCAAACTCCAACAAGAATATCATCATCAAACAATCCAAAGGAATAAGTGAAGGAGGTCATTCGCTTTAGATAGTGCTTCTTCAGAATCCACTCCTTACACTCACCCTTTGATATTGTCTTAACGGACAAACTCATACTTCATAAAATTCATTAAAGAAGTCCTCGCCTGACCTTTTGGTATCGTTACTAACCGTGCCTACGAAGTACGCTGATTCTATTTGCCTACGCTCAATGTGAATGAAGCACTCTTTAGTGTGTTCACTAAATTCAGGGTGCTGCTCAAAAAAGAGAGCCATTGCGGATTTGATTTTAGTATTCATCTGCTGCGACTTCAGTTGCCCAGTTAATCCACTTGTAGTACAATTCAATATCCATCTTGGTAGGTGGATTGCTGATGTGTGAGGTTGGGTAGCTCGTGGTATTGGTGTAGCCATCCTCGTTGTAGGATTCCTCCTTGTACTCAATAATCATCTCGTATGTGTACATCTTCATTGGTGATTCATAGCCAAGCCATTCCGCAAGGTATTCTTGGTCGGTTCCTGCTTCTACGGCATCCCAATAAGCCTGTGGCATCTCGTGAGAGTCATCAAGCCACATCTGAAGGTCATCAATTTCAAATAGCATCTTACATTCCTGTGATAAATTCAACAATAGCCATAGAACCCATCAGAGTTCCGATGATAACGATAGAGGCAATGAGCTTCGCAAAGAAGACCTTGACTTGGTGTGCAGATATTTGTTTCATTTTGATTGGTTTTAAATGATACCCAAATGTACACAAAGCATTGACACCCACAACGCTATGGGTAAAAATGGATATTCATTGCATAAAAAAGAGGGCTATTTGCCCTCTCTCCATTGTGTGTAGCAAACTGCTACCGCTTGGTCTTTGTCTGGGTACTCGCTTCCGATAGCCTCCAAGCAGCGTTGGATGTATTCGGATTGCTTCTCACCACTTGTTGGTTTGGGGATTGGCATACTTTAGGATTTTAAATGAAACTAATTTTTCAAGGTCGGTCAACTCAAGGCGGCTGATTACATCTTGCCTACCTGCTCGCTGATACCATTTTCTTGTAGCCTCTTGCTTTGTCACAAACACAGGCTCTACAATCTTCTCGGATAGCCTCGCAAGCTCTGAGGTGCGTACCATTACAAACCCACCGACCTCTGGCATATCAAAGGCGATGTACTCCGCCTTACCATATAGCCATCCAGCATCACCGTTTACGTTCTTGAACTCCACCCATATTGTATTGGGATGGTTGCCTCCTTTCACGTCTACCGATGTTTCATCGTTAATGCGTGTGACAAAGTAGTCAATGTGGTCGTAGATGTCGGTGTTGCGGTCTGACTTGGTACAGGAATACCCAATCGCCTCACAAGCCTCCACGAAGCGTTGTGCGGTGATGTCACCTACCTGATTGGAGTATTGCCTGCGCTCCTTACTGACCATAGGCGTTGTATAGTGCCTCAAGCTCTTGCAACCTGCCACGCATACAACTACCGCACGAAGTGGGCTGCACGTTGTCCTTAAATACTCGGTTGTAGATTTTATTCAATTCGGTCTGCTCAAACGCAGTTACCACATTGCGGCCTTTCATCTTTCCGATGAACTCGTACTCGGTTTGCGTCAAGCATTCAGGCTTGCGGTAACGGAAGATTTTGTTGAGCTTCTCCTTGCGGGCATCGCATCCGCAGTCAATGCCTGTTGCTTCGCTGAACCAATCTACGGCAGCCTTGATGCCTGTGACGGTGGTGATGGCTTCAATGGTGTCGCCAAGACCTTCACTCCTCTTTGGCTTCCTTCCACGCTTGGTAGGTGTCGTTGCAATCGGTTTGGATTCGTTCTCTTGCATTTTTTAGGGTATTAAAGATTGAACGTGCTGAAATTTTTGTTTTGTCTGCGAGCGTTCTGATGCTCATATCGGTGTTGTGGTACAGGTCAAATATCTTTCGGTCGTACCAATGCCAATCGGATGCCTGCTCCCATATCTCATCATAGAGAGCAACCATCTGGGTTTCGGCTTCTTCGTTGGCCTCCTCAAAGATTAGCTCATCTTCTAATTGGCTTACATCTACGAACTCAATGCGGCTCTTTGCCTTCATCAAGGTTGCGTACATATTGCGAAGGGTAACGTACACGAAGAAGGTATTGACCTCCTTCTCGTTGTACATAATTTTCTCAGGCTCTCCCACATATTTGTACAGGCGAACGTACATCTCTTGGACTATGTCGTTGGCAAGGTCTTGGTCTGCGCCAAAACTCTTGACCATCCGAATCCAATCGGTGTGTCGTTCAGCAAGTACGTTTAGGAGTTCCAAGATATTTCAAGCATAAATATGCCGAGTGCTACCTGAACCTGTTGGATTGTTTCTTCTTCATCAAGGTATTCGGTCTTTGACCAGTTAACACCAAGAACCAAGCCGTAGATAGGGTAGAAGCCTACGTTAAAATTCATCAAATGTCTTTTTCAGGGTTAAATATAGTTCTTTATACTTAATTAACTCGGTTACAATTTCGTTAAGCCTTTTGATTTCATCCTCAAGGGACTTAATATCTACCGCATCCAACACATCAATCGGGTACTCATCTCGTATCTCGCAGGCTACTTTATATGCCCATCGGTAGTCTTTGTAATTGAGTCTTGATTTGTGTTCCTTCTGGGCGTGTACTACGGATGAGTGGTCACGGTCAATGATGCTACCAAGTTCCATTAGGGTAGCCTTGTGTCGGTATGCGTTGATGAATGCGCCTCTTGCGAGCGTGTATTCCCTTTTGCGTGTGTCCTTGTCATCAAGACCCAGACGTGTCATCAATGCGTTCTTCGCTCGCTTGAGTTGTTGTAGTTCAAAGGCTCTCATTTGCATTTGCAGAGTGTTGCTCTGCCCTCTTTAGTGGTTTCTATTATTTTGGTGATTGGCACTTCAAAGTGCTTGTGGTCGGATAGCCTCTTGAATTTAAAGTAGCTGCACCAATCCACAAGTTTATCCTCCCAATCTTGGATGATTTGGTAGTCTAAGCAGATGTAGTCAACGCCATCCACACGGAAGCATTCGTACTGCTGAAACGGAGAAAATATCTGCTTCATAGATTGTCCTCAATAATCCGTTGCAGTCGCTCTATCTCCATAATCATCTCCTCGTTATTGACTCGCAGTTGTGCGTTGGCGAGCATCACCTCGTTGAGTTTGCGGTTGGCGAACAATCGGTAGTCAATAAACTGCTGAAGGAGTTGGTCTGCGTTGTGGCAGTTCATCACGTGGTCAAGGAGTTCATCTTGCACTTCCCTTCCGTTGGATTTGTCTGCTGCTTGATGGGCAAGCCATATCGCAGTACCAGATAGCATCAGTTGCTTCTCCCTGATGTACAGGTCGTGGAGTTCTTCAGAAGGGTACATCATCGGGGCTTATTAGTTCAACAGGCTCATCTCTCTTTTGAGTCAACAAATTACGCCCATTTATTTTGAATCCTACGTTCCCAATCATTGACTGAAGAACAAGAGGCGTGTCAAGCGGAGTTACCCTACCGCCCGTTTCCATCTCCTTTACCTTGCGAACGTGTATGTGTGTGTAGACCCAATCTGTTTCGTGCTGGCTATATCGGTGGATGATGACTACCGCATCGGCACGGTTGCCCCACTTACCGCCTCCTTCAATATCAGAGGTCATCGGAGGCATCGGCATACCCTCGTATGGATGGCCTTTGTAGTGTGTTCTTCGCATCGCCTCCGTTACGGGGTGGGTATTTACAATGGTGGTCACGTTGTTCTTGTGTGCGTACACCCGAATCGCTGATGCTACCTCGTAGTGGTATTCGTGCATCCCTGTCTTTCCAAGTTTTTTTTGGTCGGTGGTCAGAGAGTTGTATGGGTCAATGAGCGCACCTGTATAGTCCCATTCGTTCTTGATGGACTCCATTACGTCAATCAGGTCAAAGGCGTTGAATAGCCTGTTGCCGTCAATGAACTGGAAGTACTCGTTTATCCAATCCAACTTGCGGTGCATCGTGAGTTCATCAATTCCTTGAATGGGCTTGCATACCATAAACTCAATAAGCTTGCGCTTGAGGCTGGCAACTTCATTCTCTGCCGAGTAGATGAGCCACTTCTTGCCCATATTGTACGACTGAAGAAGCATCAGGTACATCAGTGTATGGGTCTTGCCAACGTTGGCGTGGCCCGTGACTACGATGAACTCGCCATCCTTGAAGCGGACATACTCATCAAGTTCGTAGACACCGAGCTTGCCTGTGTCAAAGTATTTACCCTTCAACGCCCTTTGAAGGTAGGGAAGCGAGGCTTCGTTTGGTAGTAAGTCTGGATGTTTCATATTCTGATTGGTGATGCTAATATACAAACATAATTGAAATAAAAAAGCCTCCCGAAGGAGGCTCTTACGCAACGCCCGAAGAAACCAATCAGAACGGGCTATCGTTGCGTGAAGCAAAATGCTCTTGGTGAGTGGCGGTTGATTGGTTACCGTTCATCCACTCATTGAATGTTGCTGCGTTAGCCAAGATGGTATTGACATCGTGACCTGCGGCACAAGCGTACTCAACCGCAGCCTTCAAAGCTACTTGGCGGATAATGGAGGCGGAGCGTTCATCACCTGACACTTTTGAAGTATTGGCGAAGCTGCCTCCCGAACCTCCACTAAATCCAAACGGCTTGCTGATTTTGATAGTACCCTTTTCGTTCTTGGTGTAGTCCACCTCATCGCCTACGGCATAAGATGGGGTTGGTGATTTGGCGAAGGCCGTCCCGAAGTCTCCGTTATCAAAGCGGAGTTCTAACTTGAACAGGTCTTGCCATTGCCCTTTTGGGGTGATGCTTACGATTTTAGCCATTGTGTTGATTGGTTTTAAATGAATAGAATTGCTTGCTGCTCCAGTACTTCAACCTTCGCTTGTAGCTCGGTTACCTTTTCTTGAAGTGCTTTGATTTGCGCCTGCTGCACTTGCAGGGCTTGGGTGTAGGTTTCTTGAGAGAGTGAGAGTGTCATTGTGATTGGTTTTTAGTTTGACAAATATACTCAACTTTGATTAACTACCAAACCTTGAAAGGTAATTTCTGCGGTGTCTGGGTAAATGTCTGGGTCGTGTTCCATCTTCAGTTTGCGGACATAAGCCTTTGAGTCATCCTTTACGCCTCCCCATTTGCGGAATGCGTCAAGCGCAAACTTCACCGCCATTATGGAATTGTCAATGTCGTAGCGGTAGTTGACCTTGCAGGTGATGTAGACGTGCTGGATGGGTACGCAGTCGTATTCTTCAAGCTGCGCCATCACCTCTGCGGTATGTTTGTCTTTGGCCTTTGCACGTACTGTCCAATGCTTTGAGGCATAAAACATATTGAGGCTTGGGACTTTGCCCACGACCACGTGGTAGGACTTTAGTTGTCCTGTTGCAGGAAACCACATTGGATAGCGAAGTGGTAGTCAATCTTGGCTATCTCTGCGAGTAGCTCTTGCTCTTTGTATTTCGCCTCTTGGCGAGCCTTGTAGGTGGAGTCGCAGTTAGCGAACAGGGAAGCACACTCCTCAAGGATGAAGTCAATCTTTCTTCGTTTGGCAGGGTTAGTATAGTACTGCATACTTGACATTGATTGTTTCGCTTGTTGTGCTAACTCCTGATTGCTCATCGTGTATCTCTTGTTTTCTTTGGCGGTCTAATTCAAACTCAAGATGGGCGATAGCCTTCTTGATGTCTTGAGTGATGGGGTTGTTTGGCTTCTTACCTGCCCTCATCAGGTAGGTCAGCGCAGTCCCGATGTTGTAATTGTCGGGCTGGAAGTCCATCACCACATCCTTCGCCTCTATTCCGAGAGTCTTGCCGATGTAGTACGTTGGTGTCTTGCTCATTGGTTTCCGATTTGCTCAAAGGTAATTCATCCCAGTACAAGAAAATATAGTCGCTCACTATTTAGAATGATTAAAAATTAGCATAATCTATGCATAGGTACTTGCGTATGTCAAGATTATTTTGTTTTTTATACAACTTACTTAACTTACTTGAGTCAAGTATACAAGTATACTTACTTACCAAGTACTTGAAAGAAAAAGAAACTTGACAAAGAAAAAGAAAGGAATCTTTGATTTAAGCGACTTTTATACGCTTAAACATATAACCACTCCACTTTGGGTAGAAAGTGCATTAGAACGCATATAAATAGCCTCTATTGACCTATTCAGTCAGTTTGTCTATCCACCGCTTGATGAGGTAGGCAAACGTCAGGATGAACGCCAATGCTCCGATGTACATATCAAAGTTCCACTTCTTGACCTTCGGCTCTTGCTTGGCGAGTATCTTGGTTTGGGTGACACGCACCGTATCGGGCAGGCACGTAGCCTCAACCACGACCTTTCGGTCTATGTACTTGAGCTGAAGGCGTACCTTGTCTTGGTAGATGGTCGTGTCCTTTAGCACCTCCAGCGTGTCCAGTAGGTACTTTGTTTCGGTTACAATCACCGTGTCCTTGACAATTACACTCTGCAGGATAGGTTGAGCAGTACGGCATCCGCTAACTGCCGCAAGAGTCACACTCAGGATTGTCAATGCTGCAAACGGGAACTTCTTTTTCTTCAAGTTGGTTAAGCCATTCATCAAAATTGGAGGTATTTGGTTTTGCCATTGACTTTTACTGCCTTTAGTTTTTGTTTTCGGTTCTTGCCCTCTGAATAACTAACGTGTACCCACGATGGTACTCCGTTAGCATCTGGATACTCGTTTATGATTTGGTCATACTCCACGTTCTCAAGTAGCCATTCAAGCAGCACGTCATTACCACCCGAATACTTGAGGTCAGCCGCCTGTGCCTGCACGTGCTGCGAGGTCTTGCTACCGCCTACGGCTTTGTTTACCGCAGGTGAACGATACGCACTCGTTACCTCAATCGCTCCTAGCGCATCTCTCGCAGGTTGTAAGACGTTTTCTGCAAGCGCACGAAGGTTGGGTTCCAAACGCTTCGGAAGTTCGTTAGGAAGGCCTGTATTCGTTTTGGTCAGTTCAGCAAGACTAAAGTTCTTGGTCATTGGTTTTGATTTTGTTAAAATCTTGCTCGTTATTGGTTTTGATTTTGATAAACCGACTTTACACTTTGAAGCCTCTACACTTTACCTTGTGAGGCGTAGGGCTTCTTGTAGTTCTTGCTTCGCTTGTTGCTGCTTGCACTCTTTGAATGCTTGCCTCGCTTCTTGCTCTTGCTGATGAACTTACTTACCGCTTGTTGCTTTGCCATCGTTAGGGTCTTTTAAAAACATAAGTGCAAACGCTCCCATCAAGAACGCAGATACCTCCGTAAGGGTCGCACGCTCGTAGAAGACAAGCACGAAGCATAGCCCAATAATAAGAAGTCCTAAGATGGTGGTCTTGGGATTCTTAAAGAGTCGCTCAATCAACACGATTCTTCTCCTTTAGCCAATCCCTGCGCCACTTCCATAAGGTGTAGGCAAGAGAAGCCAATAATACCAAAAGACCAAGCGCTTGGTGAACGTAGCCTACAAGCAGTCCTGCGCCTGTCAAAGACCAAGACGTGATTACTGAATCAGCAGATTCCTTTGTCATTGCTCAACAGGAGGTACAGGGGGTTGGCAGTATGCTGCTTCGGGGTTAGCCTTGCAATATTCTTCTGCGTATGCTTGCTCCCATCCTGCGAAGATGTGAACACCACAGGGGTCAGGCCATACAACGTAAGAGGCAAAAGACGTAGCAAGAGGCTCATTAGTCCACAGGATGTCAACTGCGTACTTCGGTGAGGTCTTCAAGCATACTTGGTTGCCTTCTTCATCCGTACCCCATTCGGTGCAGAGGTAGCCCAACTCAACTACTGCCGTAACCAGCTCGGAGTTCCAAGAGGTGTTGCCTTCGGCATCGGTAGTTTCAATCTTGGGTTTTGCCGCAGCCCACTGACTGGGCGTGAATTCGTATTTAAGGAATTTCATAATTGAATTGATTAAAGTTGAGTCAGTCGTGCAAGGGTACTATTTGACAAACGGGTCTTGAATAGTAGGGCTTGGTTTACGCCACCAGCAATCTGAAGGGAACCGCTTGGGTCATAGCCCAAATAAAATTCACTTGTAGCGGGTACGCTTCCGCTTGTATCAGTACCGACAAGCGTTCCGTTAAGGTATGCCGCAAAGTCATTCGCTTTGTATGCCAAAGCCATCTTCACGTTTCCTTGCGGGTTAGCTATGGTAATGCTTGCTTGGGTTGAACCGCTCGCAACAACAAGAAATTGCAATAAATTGGTGCTTGTTATTCGCAGCGACATATAATTATTTAAGTCTGTATATAGTACAATGCCTCGTCTTGCCTCCGATAAGTTAGATATATTCGCATCCAAAAACAAAGTCCCCTCCGTCTGCCCGATAAGGCTAGAGATACCCGTCTTAGAACAAGCGTCAGCAACTCTGGTAACGCTTGTGGATAGGGTGTTGATGTAGGAAGTTGCGTAGGCTCCAAGTTCTGCTTGAAATCCGTACAAATAGCACCCTTTACCAGTTCCAACATAGCTCGCAGTAGCAAATCCGTCATTTGTTGGGCTTGCTGAAGGCGAAAGCCAAGCCATTATACCAGCATTACCTGCGGGGCTTGTTCCCGTAATTCTTAATCGGTACCACCCATTTCCTACTGAAGTAACGTCATAAGACAAATTCGCAATAGTTGCACCGCTTGCCAAAGTGCTTGTAATTGCTCCCGTTTGTAAATCTACGACAATAGAAAAACGACCTACATCCGTTCCGTTAGTTGGGACAAATAAACGGAAACCAGCGTAACGTATATCCTTGTCTTTGTAGTAACCACTTATCGTTATTGCCTGCGATGAGGGTACAGATATTGTTGTTTGCTGTGTAACGTGACCTGAGAGGGTTGAGTTGTCAACCAATAAATCAGCGTTGGTGTATCCGTCTGGGCTTACTGCTTGGTTTGCCGTTACAGTAGCTTGTGTTTTACTCCAAGCCGCATTATCTAACTGCTCCGAGAACGTAACCAAGTTCGTGCGCTGCGGCTCAAGCAACAGGCGAGGGCAAGAACTATTAAGGTAGTCCAAACGGGGTAACCCACTAACAGGGCCAACGCTTACTGCTGCGCTGGTGGTGGCGATGTAGTCCGTTGCGATATCCGAAGCCTCTAATTGAGCAAAAGCGATATAAGCAATTTCCCCAGTTGTAAACGAAAGACCTCCGCCTAAGTAGCACAAAATGGTAGTAGCGTTGCTATTTAACGTAATGCTAAAACGTTGCCACGAAGTAGTCAACGCCATATTGGCTTGGGCAAAGTTTCCGTTATTATTATCCAGTCGGATATTAACGCTCGTTGCTGAATCGGATTTTGCCCAAAATGACCAAGTGTAGGGAACTCCACTTGAAACGCTCAAAGTTTGAATTACGTTTGAATTCGCTCCCGTAGCGGTAAACTTTGAAGCCGTAGTGCCTCCGTTTGGGTCGGTCTGCGAATCTACCCGTGTAGTGGTAGAAGTAACCCAAGTTGCCGTTTGGCTAAAGTTTTGACTGTACAAAGCAAGATTCGTCCGCACCTTCTCAATAAGGCCGTTTGAGGCCACTCGGGTGGCGTTGCTGGCACGGGTAAACGTGAGGTCTCCGCTTCCGTCTGTTGGTTTCTCGCAGTAAATCTTTGCGTTCTTGTAACCGCTTGGAATCATCACAAGCGATGCGTCATCGTAAAAGCTGCTCATCAGTTAAAATTTAATGCGTCAATACTAGCAACAAGGCAAGAGTAACCCTCTACAATACCACTATCAGCCAACACGCGAGCAGCGTAATCAGCAGCATACGTGTAAGCATTTTGAAAGCAAGCAGGCACGCCATCAAAGTCAAGGCTACGGGTGTTGTAGTCCTCGTCTCCCCACTCCGATGAGCAGTAAATAGCACCCCAGTTTATATTATTGCTCATTCTTTTCTTTGTCTTTTAAATAACTTTTCAGCTTAAGTATATTGCCCTTCTTAGGTTCGTATTGCTTCTTGCTACAATACCCAGCTTGAAAAGTTCGCGTCCGTATCGGGGAAGACATCGGCATTTGAGTTTTGATAGTATTCAGGGAATGTCGCTTGGTTGTAGCTCATATAGGTGATGAAGCGGTCAGTATAGTACTGAGCAATGTTGCGCTCCTTCTCCACCAAAAAGTCAACCTCGTTCTTTTCTACGCTTGTTGAGTTCTCACTTGTGTGCTTGTACACACCGCCATTGGCGATAGTGTACGCAGCAAAAGGCAAGTACTCCACCATTGCGTAGTGAATCAGCATCGGCTGAAGGTAGTCGTTCACCAACGCCAAGTATGGATTGGCAAGCGTTCCCGCGATGATGTCATCGCTAATCTTGTCGTAGAGCTTCGTGCCTGTGTAGTTTTGGATGTGGATTTCTTGGGCAATCTTGATGAACTGGATGAACTTATCCGTGTCCACGTTACCACCCAATGCGGTCTGCCGCACCAAATCCTCTCGCTTAATCCAAAGTGCCGTTGCCATTATTGTAGGTGTTTCGGGGTTTTAGGGATGCCGTGCTTTTGTGCGTAGTCAGCCGTGTACCCTGAATAGTCCATATCAGCAGGGCGTTTAGCAACATCCTTTGCATTAGTTTCTAAATCTACTCCTGCTCGCTTGGCTTGGTTCACTGTTACCTCTGCGTTTGGGTTGCCCACGTCAGGCGTTACTCCTTCGGCTTTTGCGAGGTACGTCTTACGCATCCAAAAATGCTTGCAGCGTGCGCCACCTTTGTAGAGCCAAATTGAGTAGGTAGAAGAACCATCTTTACCGAATCCTGCGTTGACTGCTTGGCTGCCCATTCGCTCAATGTCCTCCTTGCGGTAGACCTTGTTTGCTGCTACCATCTTCTTGCAAAACTCACGGCTATTAGCCTTTGTAGCGTTTGGAGTATAAGCGTAGCGCACCTTGTATTGACGACCTTCTTCAGTCACGCCATCTTGCGAGCTTTTAGCGTTTGGGAATGCGCTGCCTGTTGATGCGAAAGCGTACTTGCTCAACGCTTGCTCTGCCTCGTAGTCAACGGGTCGCTCATCTACAAGTTCCCACTCATCCTCGTTGATGACCTCACCTACTTCTTCCAAAGCAGCGAACACCTCATCAAAATGCTCATCGCTCGGCTCTTGGCTGGATAACTTCACTCCAGTTTCTTCCTCACGTGTTTCAGCATCCATTGGCGTTTCAATGTCGCTCGTGAACTCAAGCGGCTGAAGCGTCTTGAAGTACAGGTTGAGGTTGATATCGTTGTAGATAAGAATCTTCTCAAAGCCGTCAAGCAGCGTTTCTTGCATCGGCTTGATAACGATGTTCTCAAACAACACGGAAGCCGTTTTAAGCTCCTCTGCGTTGTTTCCTAATCCTGAGTTATCCTTGATACCCATCAGCATCGGAGAAGTGATGCGATGAGCCACCATCAGCTTCTGCATTGCCTCATTGGACAAGAACTGATATTGGTTATGGGCATCCGATAGTTGTACTGTTTCAAGTGTTGCTTTTGATTCAGCATTGTCGTTAAACGCCAAGATAAACTTGCCTGCATTGCTGCTACCGCTAAACTTATTTGCAATCTGCATCTCAATAGCCCTACGCTCCTCCTCGCTCGGTACTCCGTTGTTGAAGTTGATGAGCATTGAAGGGTTGAGGCCGTTCTGGATGTTGTTGATGTGGAAATTTGCAATCTCCTCCTCAAGTTCTGCGTAAGGCAATCCGCCTTGATAGTCTACGGGTGAGTAGTAGTAGAATCCTGCTCGGTAGGGTTTGATGTACAACACCTCAAGACCTTCACGGCTCGTTCCAAACGCAGGGATGCGTACAGGCGTTTCTTTGCGTTGTGCTACCGCAGTCCAGTCCTTTGCGTAGTAGTAACCCTTAATATCGCCATCCTCATCGCACTTCTCCGCACGGAGCGTTTCAATGGGGATGTGAGCAACCTCTACAATGGAGTTGTGGTCTTGCGAGTAGATGACTTGGATGGCACATTGACCCATCATCTTGTAGTCGGCAACAAGCTGCTTTACGCAGTCCTTACTGAACAATCCCCTCATCGCTGCGTACTCACTCGGCTTGCGAGCAGAGTCCGTAGCATCCAATCCCTTGCCGTAGATAAAGTCCACCACGCCATTGACTAAGGCGTTGTTGGTAGGACTTCCGTTGTATCGGTCAATAAGGTATTGGAAGTAGTTATTGTCATCGCCATACTGCACCCAATCCTTACCCTGCACCTCGCTGATATTTGGTGTGGTATAAGAGGATAAGTTTACAACGTGGACTTTAGATGATGATGTAGTCATTGTCGTAGCTTGTTTCTTCCGTGTAGACATTTTGGTTTACCGTGAATTTATCGTATTCGGTCTGTGAAGTTACAAAGACCCTATCACGATAGATGAGGTTTCCTGCGTTAAAAACCTTCAAACCATAGAATCGGTTGTTCACCAACGAGAAAGTGCCTGTAAGGGTCATAAAACCATTCGCAGAGGCAGCAGTTACCGCAGGTGTTGCCGTTGTGTTTGTTGATTCGTCAATCAGCGCAATCGTTACGCTCGCAGGGAAGCTGCGTGGGATGATTGTAATTGATTGAGGCGAAGCCGATACTTGTAGAATGTGCATCTCAACTAAATAACCTCCGCCTAAACTTTTGTATAAAAAAAGAGGGGCTTTCGCCCCCCTCTCTCCATCAAGAGCTCCACTCCGTTCAGTGGCGCAGTGCAAATATACGTTAAGAATTGCTACCTACAACGATGGTGTCCGTAGCGTTAGCAAGTCCTGCAAACGGATTCGCTAACGTAGCACCTGCGATGAAGTTAGCAGGAAGTTGTTCCTGAGCCTCCATTACAAGCGTGTAACCAGAAAGGTCACCCATAGCAGCACCAGTTACGATAGTACCGCCTGTTACCTCTGCTCCGTAGTTCTTACCCATCAAGAAGGCGTTGCCGTTGTAGTCCTGTACGATTACGTAAGGGCGACCATAGGCCAAGAGCTTCAGCTCCTTATTGTCTTCTTTGGTGAGCTTGGTCAAGGTCAGGTTCAACGTCTGCGTGAAGAAGGTAGTACCATTCTCACGGCTTGAGTTGAAGGTCTGCTCAAATGATGAGTTTCCTTTTACCAAGTATTGGTAGGCGGAGAAAGTTCCGCTGATGTCTGTTACCTCGTCATTGGTGAGTGTAACACTTGAAAAGTCACCGAAATCAACGAAATAGACAGCATAAATGCCACCTACTACGTCTTTACACGGTACTGCACGCCCTTTAGTTAAATCGCAAGCCATTGTTTGTTGTTTGAATTAAAAAAGGGGATGGGGCTTTGAAACCACCACCCCCTTATGGTTTAACTTATTGCTCGGATTAAGAGTAGAGAACTACGTCAGTACCGATACCGTATTGTACACCTGCGAAGAAGCGCAAGATAACACGGATGTTGTCAGAGCCATCAAGGTCAGCCATATCAAGGACACGAACCTCGTTACGCTCGTTCAGCAGACCAGTTCCGAAGAACAGGTTAGATGCTTGAGCAGCAACCATCTTGTTTGAAGGAAGTCCGTTTGCCATAGCAACTTTGATTCCGTCAAAGTACAAGGGTTGGTCGCCGTACCACATCGTGCCTTTGTTCTCAACACCATTAGCACCAAGACCTGAAGCACCGAAGCCACCAAGCGCACGTACGTAAGCCTTAGCTACGTTCTGCGGTACGTAGATGGTCAAGTCCTCCTTGCCGTAAAGGGCAGCGGGGATAGCGTCAACAACCTTACCAAGCTCGGTAATTACGTTGGCAGCCGTTACTGTGGTAGCGGTTACGTCAACTACGTCAGCGTCAGCGGTCATCAAAGAAAGGAATCCAGAGAACTCACCAGCAGAAGCAGCGTTACCATTCCAGATGTTCTGCTCAATCTTCTGGGCAGTCTTGGCAGCAACGTGAGCAATCAAGAAGTCAGCGAAAGAAGCAGGGATGCTATCGTAAGCAGAGAAGCCCATTTGACCACCAATCCAAGAATCGTAGTAGTCTTTCTTACAAAGCTGAAGGTTAACTTGGAAAGGCTCTACCTCAAGAACACGGTCAGTCAGGGTCAGCGTAGACGTAGCGTCAAAGTCGCAAGTAGCGTCACGAACGATAGAGTCGGTGTTGACTTTCTGAAGGGTGGTGCGG